GATTTGATGATTTGAGCTTTTTTACTTATGCAGATAGCAATTAGATTGAACTCAACTAATCTGTGTCCATCCTTGTATAAATTGGCCTCCTGATTACCCTTTCGAAGGCCTGGATTTCACTTCGAAAGGGGATTTTTTCGCCTGCTGCTTTCTCAACATAACCACCCCTCATGTTCCGTAAATGCCGCGCAGCGTTTTTCCTGAATATATTTTTCACTTTATTCTACCGCTTACGCTTGCTGTTTATCATATACAGGCCATGCTTAGAACGGCTCCGAAAGGATACACGCCCAACCCAGGGTAAAAGACTCACGGATGAGTCATTACACATGCCATATCGTGATAACAAGAATCGACGCAAAATGACTGCCCTCACCTGGAGGGCTTTTTTTCGTGCATCAGACGGGTTTTTCAGGCCAGACGATTTCCGCATCCCCGGTATCTATTCTGTTGAGAAATACCCGGTATTTTTTCCACGCAGCGAGCTGCGCCTGCTCATCACCGGTGGCAATCTCCAGCTCGACGGCGTCCTGCAGCGGGGCAATGGCTTCGCTTGCCTGCGTCATCAGCACGCTTTTCATTTCCGTCACTTTCGCCATTGTCGCGGCGCGTTCTGCCTCAGGGTCATCAACCCATTGTTTGCCGTCCCATTTCTGGTAACTGCCGTCGGGTGAAAGCAGGGTGACATTTTTAGGCAGTGCACCCGGTGCAGTAATATGGATCTGCTCCCCGGTGACAGTATCAAACACCGTCGCGCCCCGGTGATCGTCCATGACATTCCAGCTCGCGGTTTCAGCGTCAAACACCGCCACTTTACCGGCAGACGTCTGCGGTGGACGGGCATCGGTGCAGTGTGCGGGCAGACCTGTCTGCGGCGGAATATACGCATTTCCTTTCCCGATAAATTCCCCGGTTTCCGCGCTCAGGTTATAGACGGTGATTGTCCTCGGTTTGTCGGACATTCTGAACATTATGCAAGCCTCACGATGTAGTTAAATGCGATGTTTTTAACGGTGTTTTCCCGGTTGCCCACCCCGGAGACCGTTGCGGTATGACTGTGCGCACCAATCTCGACGGTATGCGCGTGCGCGCCGAGGGCGACGGCGTGGTTATGTGCGCCAATCGCAACGCTGTGTGCGTGATACCCTGCGGAGGCGGTAATTGCAGATGTGGCGGCACTGCGGCTACCCGCCGTGTAATTCCCTGCGGAGGCAGGCACCACCCCGTAAAGGGCGACATCCGGCGGCGTCCTGACCCCCGAGACGTGGGTATGTTCGCCCGTCGCATCTGTGGATTTTGTACCGTAATCAAATCCGCTCGTTTCGCGGGTGCCGTAGTCAAAAGCGCTGGTTGCTCTTGTCCCCAAATCAGTCGCGGAAACGCTGACGGGGTGATCGTGAAAAAGGATGCCGTCCAGCTCCTGAGATAACACGGCGCGCCCCCCTGCCGGTTTGCCTTTTACCGTCCAGCCGCGCATGTCAGGGATAACACCTGACGGATACGCCGCCGCAAGATACGGATACGCGCTGGTATTGAACGCCTGTCCCGCCATCAGGGCATAGCCTTCGGGGATGTTGTCAGACGGCCACGGGATCGGGGTGCCCACCGGACAATTGTTATAACCGTCGTGGTGGATCATTTTCCATGAGCTAAATTTACCGTCGCAGACAGCGGCAAAACCGATGTATTTGCCATAGAAATCAATCCCGATTGTCGTGTTGTAACCGACGCTGTTGCCGTGAGCAGAATTGATGTAATGCTTCCAGGGGTGACCGCCGGGCATCCCGTTTAACGCGGAGGGCGAATTAAAAAAACCTGAACGCTGGCGCAGCTCAACCGCAACATCACCGATAAGCTCAGCGTAGGTATTGAGCCCAGCCCCTTTCGGGACGCGTCCCTCGGCATTTTCATTGGCTCTCACTGCCGTATCGTAGGCTGTTTTGACCGCTTTTGGCGTCGCGGCAAGCGCCTCTGTGTTGCTGTCGGTGCCGCTGTAGAGCCGGGTAATACCTTTCTGCGCCGTGGTGGCGTCCTGCGCAACATATTTTGAGCTCGCATAATCAACCACGGCTTTAAGCGCTTTTGAGGTGGCGGCGTGCGCTTCTGACTCGCTGTCGGTTGCGTTGCTGAGCTGTACGATACCTTTTTGCGTCGTGGTGGCGTCCTGCGCCGTGTATTTGGCGCTGGCAAGGTCATACACCGCCTTAACGGCTTTCGGGGTTGCTGCGAACGTCTCGGCAGTGCTGTCGGTGGCGCTGCTCAGTTGCACAATCCCTTTGCCCGCCGTGGTGGCGTCCTGCGCGGTATATTTTGCACTGGCAAGGTCATACACCGCCTTAACAGCTTTCGGTGTGGCGGCGAGCGTCTCCGACGGGCTGTCGGTCGCGCTGCTGAGCTGGGTAAACCCTTTTGCGCTGAGCGTCGCGTCAGGGTGGCGGCGCGACTGCTCATGCTCAAGGAGCTTACTGTCGACATAATCCTGCGAGGCCATCACGGTGGTGGCGTCGATACTCAGCTCAACGGACGCCAGATTCGACAGGATGATAACCATGCGCAGGGTCTGCGCGCGCCCGGAACCCTCTTCGAGTTTTGGCTTATAACTCTCGGCCATGTTGCTGACGGCAACCAGCGTGCCGGTGTCGTCATAGAGCCCCATTTCACGCAGCCAGAACCCGCCCGTTTCCGGCGGGATAACCAGCTCGGCCACGATGTAATTTTTGTTTTTATTGTCCTGGCTGATTTTATTCAGCTTATTGCGCCAGACTTCATTAATCAGTTGTGTCTGGCCTGCGTCGGGCTGGGGAAGTTTACCGCCGCCGTCGCCGACGGCCATCGCGGTAATGTTCACTTTCTTACCGCCCGGTGTGAGCGCGGCGGCAAATTTTGCCGCGCCTGCGGTGGTGACCACCGTTCTGTATTTTGCAGTCATGCTTTTCTCACTTAACCCGGATAAACCGTAATAATGTCGCCGTCGTAACCCGCCCCACCGGCGAAAAGATATCCCGCAACATCCTGAATAATATTGAGCCCGATAAGATGGCGGCTGGCCGGTTTCGCATCGGCAATAAGCCGCTCCATCTCCTGATACATTTCCTCCGAAATGCCGGTTTCGAGGACGCCGATATCAAGCCGGAATGTGCCTGGCGGCTCGTTGTTTTCCCACCACTCGATAATGTTGATGACATAGCCGAGCGGCTCAACGACACGACGCACCGCCCCTATGGTGCCCTTGTGGCAGTGGATGAAATACGCGCTGCGGATCACATCGCGCTTCGTTTCCTCCGGCCACTTCTCATCCCACCGGTCGACCGAAAACGCCCAGGCCAGCCACGGCAGGAGGTGCACCGGGCAGGTGTCGGGATTCCACAGTCTGCGCAGTGGTATCGGGGTGTTTTCGATATCGGCACAGGCACGCGCCGCCGCCACCTCAAGCGGGGACGAACCCACCGGCAACAGACGCGATTCACTCATCAGAGCCCCCGATCACAATCTGATAATCCGTGCAGTAAGAGGCCTGGGTGCTGTCGAGCACAATGTCAGAAACCGGCGCGGCGAGCTCGACCCGCTGCACCCCCTCAACGTGCAGGGCGGCATAAATGGCGGATTTGCGGATATCGCGCCCGAGCCGGTGCTGCGCGGTGATGTATGCGCCGAGCTTTGCTTCGGCGGCGCTGCGCACCGGCTCACTTTCGGGGCCAGGGTAGAGATAAAGGGTGGCGTTAATCCGGTAATCGACAATGCTGGCCGACTGTACCGTCACGCGGTCAGCCACCGGCCTGACGTCCTCGTCGTTGAGTGCATTACGCACCACGGTCAGGAGCTCCTCAGAGGCCGCGCCGTTGCCCTCGCGGGATAGCACTGAGACCGTGACACAGGCCGGTTGCGGGCTGGTCACAGAGATATCAGCGACCCGCCCGTCAGCGCTGCGCCCGTGAAACTCATACGCGCCGACAGACCCGGCCACGCTAAGCCCTTCGAGCGCCTGCTGGATGCGCAGACGAAAATCGCTGTCGGATTCCAGCACCGCCGCCACGGGCGGGAATGCCTCTTCATCTGCCGGGGTGATCACCAGGCGCGAGACGTTGTAATTCGCCCCGATCACATCAAGGTCGTTACCGGCAGCGAAGGCGAGCATGGTTGCGCGCGCGGCCTCGTTAACACGCTGACGCCAGATAACTTCCCGGTAGGCATTTTCCTCAAGGAATTTGGTCAGCGGCTCCGATTCGAGCGCCAGCGTGCGGGCGACCGCCTCCTGCTGCTCTGCCGGAAACAACGATACAAGCGTCGCCTTGCGCTCAGTCAGAATGCTTTCGTAATCGAGCTGCTCGACCACATCAGGCGCGGGGAGCTGGCTTAAATCAACAATCGGCATGGGTTAGCTCACAGGGATGGTTAATGAAAGGGGTTCGCCGGTGGTGGCAATCTCGCCGGTCAGGCTGACCACCATACGGCCATCAGACAGACGTTCGGTCGCCACCGCGCTCAGAGTGATACGCGGCTCCCACTTCAGCACGGCAAAATAGCAGGCCACCTTAATTTGCAGCTCAAGCGCCGGGGTCTGGGGCTGGTCAATCAGGGAGGACAACAGCGAGCCGTAATCACGGCGCATCACCCGCGAGCCTACAGGCGTGCGCAGGATATCGCTGAGGCTCTGGCTGATGTGCTCCGCGTCCGTCAGCGCCCTGCCGGTGCTGCGGCTCATACCGATATAACGCGCCGTCATAGTGGCGCTCCGGTTGTTCCGCCGCTGTCGCCGGGGTGTTTATGGGTGTGCAGTACCTTGCCGTTAGAGGAGAGCGCGCCGCCGGTGTGCTCGATGTTGCCGCGCAGGATGCCGCCCAGCTGCACTTCCAGCGAGCCGGTGATAAGCCTCCTGGTGCAGACCACTTCCGGCGTATCGAGCGTGATGCGCGAGGACGCTTTAACTGTCACCACAGGCACCGTCGCGGTAAGGGATTCAGAGGCGGTTACCGTGGCGGTTTTGATGCCGCTGACGGTCAGGGCGCTGGTTTTGGGTTCGTACTCAATTACCGCGCCATCGGGGAACGTCACATGCCATGCATCGGCTGAGGCAGACGGGGCGGGGTTGCCGTCGGAAAAAATGCCCGGCAGCACAAAGGCGGTATCGAGCTCGCCGCCCACGGCCAGAATCAGCACCTGCTCGCCGATGGACGGTGCCCACCATGTGCGGACGCGACCGGCGCGCTGCGTCAGCCACTGGAGCCAGTCGGTAACAATGCCGCCGGTCTGCACACGGCAGCGCCCGGTACTGAGTTCGGTTTCGACCACAATGCCGGTGCGTACCATGTTGCGGAGTGCGCGGGCAAGTTCATTGATGTTTGCTGGTATGTTCATACGACAGAGAATGCCGCCGGGGTAAACCGGCGGCAATTAGGGAAGGTTTTGTGGTGTGCTATACACCAAAGGAGGCTATGCTCCTTAAGACACTATTACTTTATGGCTGAAAGTAATTGGCTCTTTTAATTCCTCGCAGACTAACTTGAAATTAATTTCCCCTTCGCCTTTTTTGATAGGAATAAACAGTACATCATCAAACTCAATAGATAAACTTTGAATTAACTTCCTAGCCCTTAAAATGACCTCATTCCTTTTGTACTCAACCCAGTCAGAAGCATTTAAAGGCTGCCCTCTATTTATGAAAGTGTTCAGGTTTTCTTGTCCGCTTATGATGCTTGATAAATTATCACTAGTAAAATCTCCCACTGCAAACCTTCGCCTAACACCACTTAATGATTGCCGAGCTGCTAATTTTATTTCAAGTTCCTTAACCGGATCGTCCGGAATATATGGCTCTGACGGGATTTTGAATAAAAACTCATTGTCATCGCAAAGCGCCAATAAAAAACTCGGAAGTTCAATGTGAATATGTATATCAGTAGCAACCTTTTTCCCAGTATTTTGTAAGATAGGCGTTAAATTTATGGCGTGCTTTTCAAAACATTCATGAAAAAATAATCTCTGATTATATCTATCAATCTCTTCGTTGACAGGTAGTCTAGCGTTATAATCTTTTATGACATCATCAGTAATCAGATGGTTATACTTTGCTGGTATATCTTCCCTAGAAAAAGCTTTTGCATAAGGTAAAGGTGTGAAATTTTGAGGCAGATTCAAAGTAAGGTCTTCGTCTATCATCGATAATTTTAAAATAGGAGCGTCAGTCTGTAGCTGACTTTCATAATCTCGCAGTTTTTCTCTTAGCGTTCTATTTTCCGTTGACAACTCTGCTAACTCATTTGAGATTTCTTTGGATGTAACCTGATCGCCACGAACCCATCCTATTTGTGGTGTTCTGCGCATTATTTTGGGGAGCGCTATTGCTACTTTTGTAGCTAAGTCATCTATCGTATTCCAAAAGTCACACATTTTATTAGCTTTTGCTTTTTCGATAAATGAATCTAATCTAGCACTTTTAGATGTGTCGCTTTCTCTTTCATGTGGGAGAGTGCCTACATTTCTGTCACGTATAAAAGCAAGTACTGGTATTCCTAATGACTTAGCATAATCATACTCCATTTCGGTGTAACTTAATCCCGTTGGAGCTACAGAACCATACTTATGACCAATTATAATAACATAATAATCACTACCTTCAATGGTCTCCCTGATAATATCCCATTGCTCAGAGTCATCCGCACTAAACATTTCCATGCCGACTGGAAAGTGATAGAGATTCAATACTGTTAATATGATTTTTTTTCTGGCTTCTAACAGATCTGTATATGTCGAGCTCACAAAGACCTGATACTTTTTCTCATCCATATCCACCTCACTTTTTAGAGATAAACTACTCTAGGAGTTAAGAGGAGATCTACGATTAATCTCAATTTTTGCTCAGAGCTTCAAAAATTATTTTTTCGGCAAGGCTAATATCTTTATTGGAGAAACCAAGCAACTGCCGCTCCGGGTACTGAGTTTTTGAACGGTTTTTCCTAGGCTTATCCTTCAGCCCGTACTGGTGAACTCTGGCAATGCGCTGTACTTTGCTGGTAAATTCCACCACCGCCGCGCTGTCACTACCGCTAGCTTTAAGATAGCGGGCGGTTCGCAGTTTTGCGAACATCTCCCGCTTAACCCGGCCTTTCTTTTCCCTGATGCGCTGGAGTTTGCGCGGTGCATATACGGTGCCGTCGGGCGCTTTCTGCGATTTAATGCGCTGCTGCTGACTCTGGCGCAGCCTCTTCGCAATATCTACAGCCAGACGGCGACGAGCGGCGGGTGACATCGCATCGAGCAGGCCTTTCAGCTTCTCCTCGAACGGCTTAAATTCACTCATCCCACTTACTCACCAGCTCGCCGTGCACATAAAGCTCGACCGGGCGTGTCACCGGCTCCGGCGGCGGTGGTTCGGGGATGTTCTCCACATGCAGCGCCGCGCCCACCTCCCTGACCAGCGTGCGCTCGGTCATTAACAGGCTGATGCTGATATCGAAACTGCTGTCGTTGTTGATATCCGCCTCAAAGGTAAAACCCTTTTTCTGCCCGGTGTCGGTGCTGAGAATATCCGGCTGATGCTCGCGCAGCCACGCCAGCACCGGGACGAGGATCAGGTCAAAATCGCCGGTAAAATCGGTCACCACCACATTCAGGCTGTATTGCTTTTCGAAGGATAACGAGCGCGCCAGCGTGGCGGCGATGTTGCCGCCGTCCACATACAGGCGCAGCATTTCCGGGTTAGTTGCCAGCACCGGCACGGCATCAGCCAGGGCTTTTCGCAGGCTCTCGGGTTTCAGCATCAATTTCGTCCTGGCAGTGTTTGATGGTTTCGACCTGGAGCGCACAGTTTTCAAGCGCGCGCTCAAGGTTGCGTATGTCAGCGCTTAAATCGCCGTTGGTCTGCGGATCACTTCCCGGCATCGGGCAGAGGCTGACTTTCGGGCAGGCGCTGTAGACAGTCACCGGCACTGGCGCAGGCGGCGCGGTGGTGCAACCGGCGCACAGCATCAGGCAGGTCAGCGCTGTACCAGCGGCGAAAGGCATCATTTTCATTGAGTAACCTCGTTATGGCCTGCTCGCGGCGGGCTTCCCGCACGCTGGCAGCGTCAAGTTTCTGGCGCAAATCCACCTGCGCCCGTTCGTTTTTGTCCGCCCGGTCATGGGCGACACTGAGCTGAATTTTCAGCATCCCGATCGTGTTTTTTTGCTCAACGGCAACCCGGTTTGCGCGCTCGAACGACCCACGCAGCGTGTTGTTTTCCTGGCGCATCCACAGCAACCCGGTAACGGCCAGAACCAGCAAAATAATCAGTGTCTTCATTGCGCCCCCTTCAGGCAGTATTCGCGCTCGCGCTGTCGCCGGTTTTCGAGCCCGGTGCTTTTCACGCCCCTGACATAGACCCAGCGCGGGAGCTGGTCACATGCCTGTTTCCATTTTTTTTCGTTGAGGAAATACACCAGTGTTGACCGGCACGCCGCGCCGGTGCCGACGTTAAAGGCAAAGCTGACCACGGCGTCATAAACGTGCTGAGGCATCTCAACCGGCGCGCAGACCGCGAGACGGCGCTCGGTGCTGAGCACATCCGCGACAAGGTTTGTCGCCGCCTCCCGTTCGGTAATGTCACGCGCAGGCGTGACCCCGGCAGTGTGTCCGATGCCTGACGTCCACACCCCGGCGCTGCACTGGTAGGGACGCAGGCGACACCCCTCAAGGTCAGCCAGCAGGGCGAGACCGTCCTGCGAGGTGTGAAGCAGACGAAAATCCGGCACCAGTACCGCCAGTAACAGCACGGCGGCCACACTGCAACGCTTAACGACTGATGACATTACCGATCTCCTTACCGCTGAGGGGGCGTTGTCCGAGCTGAGCCAGAAGGGCATAACTTTTCCGGCGGTAATACCAGTTAACGCCTACCGTCAGCGCCACACCGATCACACCGGCGTAAGCCGCGAAATCCTGCGGGGTGACCGCGCCAAACGCCGCCAGTGCAGCACTCAGCCAGTAGGCGATAAAGGAGGTAAAGCGTTCCATAGTCAGTCCCACAGGTTGACGGCCTCCGCGACAGGTGAAGTGTGAATGTCGGGCAGTTCAACGGGTGTGCCGTGCGGCAGCACAGCCCCGAGTTCTGCCAGACCCGGATTAACCGCGAGGACGGTTTCGACGATGCCCGCCGTGCGCCCGTAATACCGGGCGCAGATAACATCGAGCGTGTCGCCCTGGTGCGCGATGGCTTTCATCAGATCTGCCCCACGATGCAGCGGGGTTTGTCCTGGATGCGTGCCACTGACCAGCGCATGTCCCGCCACAGCTCATCGACCGTGGTGTCGATGCTGTCGGCTTTCTTGTCACCACGGGCGCTCGCGTCCACACCGCGATAACGCTCGTACAGCGTGGCGGTTACCATCGCACACACGGCGCGCTCGTAATGGAAAACACGCACGCTTTCACCGTCGAGCGAGTCCGATGGCACATCCGCGAGGCGGGCAAACCCGGCCTTAATCTGGCTTTCGCGCCAGTCATAAAGCTCCGCGTTGGTCTCGGCGATGCCGGTTTTGATGGCATTGCGCAGCCGTGCCGGGGCGATGGTCTGCTCAAGGCGCATCAGTTCACGCACGCGCTTCGGGTCGATGGCGGGAAAGAAAAAGGTGTTTTCAATCACCGGCTCGCTGTCCGCGTTCGGCGGGATAACAACCGTCCTGCCCGGCTGCGGTACATCGTTTTTAATAATAAGCGTCGTCATGACTACCTCAGAAAGGGTGGGCGGTGGACGCCGGTCGCAGATAAGGAAAATCCCTCATTGACCGGCGTGCCGCCCTGGCGCGGGGCGCATTCTTTTAACCGGTGACCTTGCGCGGGCGACCCCGCCCACGCTTCACCGGCGTCGTTGTTTTTTTCACTTGTGCGGCTTTCGAGGGTGCTTTCGGCGCAGGCTTTGCGGCGACGGGCTTCGGATTTAATTCCCGCGTGAGGCGCTCGATGTCTTTCCTCACTCCGGCATTGCGGTCGAGCTGTACGGCGCGCTGCAAATGGGTCATCGCGTCATGAAGCTGACCCGCATCACGCAGCGTCAGGCCGGTAACTTTATGCAGGCGGGCGCGTACCTCATCAGGCATATCCGACTGCGCCGTCAGGCTGAGGGTCTCCAGCAGGATCGCCGCGCTCACCGGCTGACCGGCATCGCGGGCGCGCAGTGCCGCCAGCGCCACCTCTTCGGCCAGCATGTAAGGCACTGTGCGGGCGTGTTTCTCCGGCATTGCGAGGCTGTAGCGCAGGGCGTAGCGGGCGATTTCCAGCGCGCCGGGGAGATCACCGGCATCGAGACGCCACAGCATCACCGTCACCAGAATGTCATCCTGCGCACCGGTGCCGTTTTCCAGCACGGCAGTTACCCACGGCAGATAAAACGGCAGCAGGTCGCGCTTTTTTTCTGCCTTAAGCTCTTTCGAGTGGATTTCTTTCAGGGTTCTGCGGTCTGCGGCCAGCTTGACGAGCATCTGCTCGTAAGGCGTGGCATGACGCAGCGGGGCGTTATCCCGCTGCGCGGCCTGGATGGCCGAGACCCGCATCGCATGGCGCTGCGCCGGGGTCGTCATTGTTTACGCTCCTTCACCGGTTGCAGGAGCGGCAGTAGCGGCACCGGATGCCAGCGCCTGCATGGCGAGCGCCAGCTCGCGCGCGATGACTTTCGCCGCGTCCGCTTCCGGGGTGTCGCTCTCCTCCGGCTCAAGAACTTCGATGTTCTCAATCAGGCACCCTGCTTCGTAATCCTCGATAACGAAATCGACTTTTACCTGCTCGTAGTTTTCCACCTGGTCGAGCTGCGGGTTTTCGATGAGGTGGCGGCGGTGACCGTCCTCGTAGAGATAGATGGAAATGTTATCCAGCGTGGTAATAAAAATGCTGTTCGCCGGGAAGAACGGCGCGCGCACCGCCTGCAACTGTCCGATAGTCTTCTGGCCGATAATCAGCTCACCAGCGAGCTGTTCGCTGTTCGGCTGGAATTTATTGATCATCGGGAAATATTTGTCGGTCAGAATGCGACGACCACAAATCACGACCATATCCGGATTTTCGCGGTGGATTTCAGCAATCAGCGACTCATGCGCATCCATAACCAGCGCGTCGAGATTTTTGTAATGACCGGCTTTGCCAACTTTGATGGTCGGGGAAATCACCTTTCCGCTTTCGTCCGTGACGCTGCTCATCACGCGCTCTGGCGCGTCGTTGCGGTATTTCTGCAACCAGCCGACCGCCACATCCTGAAGAAGCGGATTGTTCTGGCGGTCAGAGGTTGCCGCACGGCTCACGCCGTTAAAGCCAATGGTGATGTAATCCAGCGCCTGACGTTTGACGATCGCGTCGCGGATGCGGGTCTGGAAATCCTGAAAGCGCGCCCACAAATCGAGCTTGTTATATTTCAGGTGGTAATCGAAGTTCACCGGCTTACAGAAATAGCGGTAAGCATCCATCTTCGAAAAATCGGCGGTCTGGCGCTTAACACCGTTGTCGGTGTCGGCGGTGCTGGCAATGGTGCCGTTAACATCGATGCCGACTTTCTCTTCGGTCAGCTCGCGCACCACCACCATGTTGATCTGTTGCAGAAAGGAGGACGACTGCTGGATTTTTTCAAACATTGTCTGCGTCACTGACGGCTCAACGCTGAATTTTTTATTCAGGTCTTCAACCCCGATGCCGTTCAGCTCGGCGAGGCGGGTCAGGTACTGATTAAACTTGAAACGTGTCTCTTTGAGCATGGTATTTTCCTGTTATGAAATTGGTCGGATTAGCAGTCGGTCAGGGTGACGGATGCCCCTTCGCCGCCGGTGCTGAGCGTGCGGCGCGGCTGCGTCCCGTCCGGTGTTTTGTCCAGTGTGGCGGTGATCGCACTGAGCTTCGCGCCGGTAGTGGTTGCCTGGTCAATCAGGCGCTGATTCAGCGTGGCGATTTCGCTTTCGAGAGATGAAAAGCGCGTCTCAGCGCTGTCGGTGCTGGTCTGCACACGCTCGGCGATAGTGGTTACCGCTTCATGCACGTCGCTGAAACGCGCGTCGTCGCTGGTCTGTTTGCGGCTGAAAATGGATTTAACCGAGTCGGTCAGTTTGTTAAGCAGGGTGTCGGGCACGTCCTCAAACTCCAGCTCGGCCAGGGAGGCGACAGAGAAGAGATTCTCCGGGTTCATCTTGAAACGCTGTAGCGGGTTGTGTTTCGCCTTGCTGCAGAACTCCAGATATTCGGTGCCGAGGCTTGCCGGGTCATCAGTGACGGCCAGGCCGACCAGATAGCACTTGCCGCTATTGGCAAAGTTCGGCTGAATTTCCATGGAGGTGTAAACCTTCTGACCTTTCGTCACCATATCGACCAGGGTGTCGAGTGGCGCGATTTTGCCAAACAGCGCCAGCTTGCCGTTAAGCGCGGAGTCGTCCTCGATTGTCTCCGCTTTCAGCTCGATCACATCGCCGTAACGGGCAAACGCGCCATCCGGCAGAAGCCCGCGCAGATGCTCAAGGTTGATGCGGCAACCGTAAACGCGCGGGTCGAATGAATCGGCCATTTCCTGAATATCCGTTGCGCTGATTACACGCCCGTCGCAGGTGTCGCCCTCTACGCCGATACGAAAGAATTTTGATACTTTTTTTGCCATCGTCAGGAGTCCTGATTGTGTGAAGGATTGCGTTCTGTCGGGGTGTAGTTTCCCGGCTCGTCCGCTGGTTCGCCATCAGTCACAGATGGCTTGCCGCCTGCACATCAGCCCCTTAGCGAATCGCTGCCCGCGCTTAAGTAGCCTTGCCCTGTACTGATTACGGCGAGGCACCCATGACCATAACCACCGACACCACTCTCCTGAACGACCCGCGACGGCAGGCCGCGCTGCTTTACTGGCAGGGATTTTCCGTGCCGCAAATCGCGGAAATGTTGCAGACCAAACGCCCGACGGTGCAGAGCTGGAAACAGCGCGACGGATGGGATGAGACCGCCCCGCTAGACCGGGTGGGGAACACGCTTGAGGCACGCCTGATTCAGCTTTACGCCAAGCCCGACCTCACCGCGCATGATTTCAAGGTTGCTGATTTTCTCGCGCGCCAGCTGGAGCGCTTCGCCCGCATCAACCGTTACGGCCAGACCGGCAACGAGGCGGATCTCAATCCCAGGGTGGCGAACCGCAACAGGGGCGAGCGTAAGAAGCCGAAAAAGAACTATTTCAGCGAGGAGGCAATCGGGAAATTACAGGCGATTTTTTTCGACCAGTCATTTGAGTATCAGCTCAACTGGCACAAGGCCGGGCTTGAGCACCGTATTCGCCACATCCTGAAATCCCGCCAGATTGGCGCGACATTTTATTTCGCCCGCGAGGCGCTGCTGCGCGCCCTTGCGACCGGCCAGAACCAGATATTTTTATCGGCATCGAAAACACAGGCGTATGTGTTCCGCAAATACATCATCGCGTTTGCGAGGCTGGTTGATGTTGACCTGAGCGGCGACCCGATTGTCATCGGCAACAACGGCGCAGAGCTGCTTTTCCTCGGCACCAACAGCAACACCGCGCAGAGTCATAATGGCGACCTGTATGTCGACGAGATTTTCTGGATACCCAACTTCCAGAAATTACGCAAAGTTGCCTCGGGCATGGCATCGCAAAAACACCTGCGCACGACCTATTTTTCAACCCCGTCCTCACTCGGTCACGGTGCGTACCCGTTCTGGTCAGGCGACCTGTTTAACCGCGGGCGCGCCAGCGCCCGCGAGCGGGTCGAGATTGATATCAGTCACGCGGCACTCGCGCGCGGTGTGGCGTGTGCGGATGGTCAGTGGCGGCAGATTGTCACCATCGAGGACGCACTCGCCGGGGGCTGTACCCTGTTTGACCTGGACACGCTGCGCCGCGAAAACAGCGCGGACGACTTCCGCAACCTCTTTATGTGCGAGTTTGTTGATGACAAGGCGTCAGTATTCCCGTTCGAGGAGCTGCAACGCTGCATGGTCGACAGCATGGAGGAATGGGAGGACTACGCGCCGTTTGCTGACCGGCCATTCGGGCATCGCGTGGTGTGGATTGGTTACGACCCGTCGCACCGGGGCGACAGTGCCGGATGCGTGGTTATCGCGCCGCCGGTGGTTGCCGGGGGCAAGTTCCGCATACTGGAGCGCCATCAGTGGAAAGGCATGGACTTTGCCACCCAGGCCGAGTCCATTCGCGCCCTTACGCAGAAATATAATGTGGAATACATCGGCATCGACTCGACCGGTCTCGGTCAGGGCGTGTTCCAGCTTGTGCGCTCGTTCTATCCGGCTGCGCGTGATATCCGCTACACCCCCGAAATGAAAACCGCCATGGTGCTCAAGGCAAAAGACACCATCACGCGCGGTTGCCTGGAGTATGACGTCAGTGCAACCGACATCACGCAGTCGTTTATGTCGATTCGTAAAACCATGACCAGCAGCGGGCGCAGCGCCACCTACGAGGCCAGCCGCACCGAGGAAGCCAGCCACGCAGATTTAGCCTGGGCAACCATGCATGTACTGATTAACGAACCGCTGACCGCCGCAACCGGCCAGCCTTCATCCTCCATTCTGGACTTCAACTGATGAGCAAAAATAAAAAGAAATACACACCGAAACCGCGCCAGCAAAACGCCGCACCTGCACAGAGCATGGAGGCATTTACCTTCGGCGAGCCGGTGCCGGTGCTCGATAAGCGCGACATTCTGGATTACGTGGAGTGCATCGATAACGGCCAGTGGTACGAGCCGCCGGTCAGCTTCTCCGGGCTGGCGAAAAGCATGCGCGCCGCCGTTCACCACAGCTCGCCGATTTACGTGAAGCGTAATATTCTGGTGTCGACTTATATTCCGCACCCGCGCCTTTCCAGGCAGGATTTCAGCCGCTTTGCCCTTGATTACATGGTGTTCGGGAATGCGTTTATAGAGGAGCGCCTGAGCGTCACAGGCAAGCCGGTGAAGTATGAAACCTCCCCGGCGAAATACACCCGGCGCGGCGTCGAACAGGACGCCTACTGGTATATTCAGAACTTCACAAAGCCACACCAGTTTGCGCCCGGCTCGGTGTTTCACCTGCTCGAGCCGGATATCAATCAGGAACTTTACGGCGTGCCGGAATACCTGAGCGCGCTTAACTCGGCCTGGCTCAACGAGAGCGCCACGCTGTTTCGCCGCAAGTATTATCAGAACGGGGCGCACGCCGGTTACATCATGTACGTGACCGACGCGGCGCAAAGCAGTACGGATGTTGAGGCGCTGCGCAAGGCAATGCGCGATTCGAAAGGGCTCGGCAATTTCAAGAACCTGTTTTTCTACGCCCCGAACGGAAAGGCCGACGGCATTAAAATTGTGCCGCTGAGTGAAGTCGCCACCAGAGACGATTTTTTTAACATTAAGAAAGTAAGTGCGGGCGACCTGCTTGATGCGCACCGCATCCCGTTTCAGCTTATGGGCTGCAAGCCAGAAAATGCGGGCTCTGTTGGTGATGTGGAGAAGGTGGCAAAGGTGTTTGTGCGCAACGAGCTGATTCCGTTGCAGGCGCGTTTTCAGGAGCTCAACGAGTGGGCTGGCGAGGAGATCGTCAGGTTCCAGAAATACAGCCTCGACGGCGACAACGAATAACCCACCTCAGCCGCCTCCGGGTGGCTTTTTCATGCCCCCGCACCAGACGCCGTGAGCACGCGCACACGGCGCGCTGCCGTCTCGTCTCACTCTCCAACGCTTTTGCCGCTCCTGACGCCTCAGCGCGCCGCACAGGGCGTAAATAAATTAATTAATTATTTATGGCTCCGACGCGCAGTGCTTTCCCCGCCTCGCCTGCCCGCTTTATAAGTCGGTTTGAATGCAGTTGCCTTAAGGATATGAAAGTGCGCCAGCTCTGGCGGTGGGCAATACCTAAAGGGTGCTTAGATACATGCAAACATATGCATCTAATGCACGCATGATTAAAGGCCCACAAGTCGCGAGAAAAAGACATAAAAAAATGACAATCAGCGTACCGATTAAAGTCGGATTAAATTGAGGATATTGAGAGAAGTATCTGCTAAAAATATCATACTTTATTCAAAAAAGTGAATTATTAATATTTTCAAGATACATTTTAGAATACTCATTTATGCGCTTAATTGAATCATAAATAACAATCATTAATTCATCATAATCCGCACTAGTTTTTAGGGGGCGAGCCAGATCAGCAGCGACTAATTGAAGATTCCCCTCGCAGTTCAAATTTAAAGGATTATGTTGCTTATGAGGGACCACAGCAAATATTGGCCTTCCAGCCTTGATGGCAAAATCTGCCTGAGTCATTGTCCCGCTATCTTTTGCCGCCTCTATCAATATTGATGTAGCCGAAAGACCAACCTGAATTCGATTACGTTGTACAAACGACTGTTTAAAAGCTGGCCGACCAACTGGGTACTCAGAAATCCAAGCACCTCCCTTATCTAAAATTTCGTTCGCTAATCTTGCGTTTTGCTTGGGCTTAGCAACTTCTAACCCATGGGCTAAAACAGCAATAGTTTTAGCATTTGCATTTAAGGATGTCATGTGAGCGTTAGTATCAGTACCAATAGCAAGGCCGCTCACAATTACTAATCCCTTTTCACATACGCGCGAGGTAATTCTTTTAGTAATTTCTTCGCCTGCACGAGAAACCTGTCTCGATCCCACAATTGCTACACCCGGCATTTCCTTTAAAATACTTTCATTCCCTCTTATATATAACATAGCAGGAGGGTTAGGTGTCATAGCTAAACATATTGGATATTTTCTGTCTCCAAATGGGATTGCTTCGATCCCATACTTTAGATGGGAATCGTAGTATCTTTCAGCATTATCTAGAGAAGACAACCCTATCCTTTCTTTCAAGATATCAAAAGTATTTACAACCTCAACCAAGTCATGAAAATCCCTAATAGATTCAAACTGAATGCCATTTATAAGTTTCAGCAACCCTTGCTCTGATGTTAACCTTTCTGTTTGCACAGCAAGGCCTAAATATTTTTTCAGCTCCGAAGGGTGCACAATATTACTCCTCATAATTAGCTGTTTCCAGTAAGGCTAATGGCAGTACTGTTTTGGCCCCCTCAGACTTTAGCAGATTTGCGCAAGCAGTCATACTCCCCCCAGTAGTCGTCACATCATCAATCAACAAGATGACTTTACCCTTCACGTTGGATGTTACTGCTATAGTAGCCATATGGTTGGCTACGGATCTGTCACCATTATCCTTATGAGCACTGGCTACAGAGACTGTTCTTTCAAGAGATTGTACAAAGCTACCGTTAGAATAACTTTCGCATATTTTTTGACCAATCGTTTTTAGCGCAGCAGAGATTTTTTTCTGCTCATGTGATGGAACGACAGCTATTTCAAAAGGCACGGAAGTAAACTTCTTCTTACTTATTTTATTGCCTATTACATACTTATCTAGCTCCTCAATTATGAGGGCTGAGAATGTCTTAATAGCTTTATTGTGATTTTGATTTGCCTCATCTTTCAAGTCCATCATAGCACGTGATAAGTGGTCTCCGGCCTTGGGATTCCTCTCCCCTCGGTAACGATAGGGATGATACGTACCGCAACAAAAAATCCTCACTTGCTCCGCCATTTTAGTGTCTACCCTTTAGTAACATCGGTACATACTAAATAAGATTTCCACCTATTGACAACGAATATCAAGAATTAGTTATAAAATTGCTATACAGCTCTCGCGGGAAGTAGGGATAACCAAGAATATATCTGTAGCTAACCCGTCCCGCAAAAGATATGCGCGTTGATATTGATACGCATCTTCAACCCTTAGTTATTCTCTTGTGCGACTCAGGCAGTGCCGAAAACAAGTTTCCCACTGCCGAGTTTTTCTCAATACCGCCAGCTATCTGCTTGAATCACCGATCGAGGAGGCATATTCATGTTGACGAATCTTTGCAAGCAAATCATCGGTTAATTCAGAAACCCACTGGATGGCAAGCGCCTTTTCCTGCTCGCTGCAGTCACTGGCAGCTACAAGCTTTATAAAAAAATCAATACGCTGGAGTTTCAAAGACTCCAAAAAGTAATCCTGCATCTATCCTCCTGCCACTACATGTAACGCCAAAATAACAATAATACTGTTTATGCATACAGTATATCACACTCAATTTTTTGTAAACTATTTTTACGTTTCAATGGGATGCGTCGTATGTTTACGAGTACTTTTTATATTTCTGAACCTATCCATGATCTTTCTTGCACGCTCTTGATATCTTCCATCTTTAGGCGCTGCAGCAGAGAACAGCTCACCATCCGCTGAGCCTTTAATCCATCCTCGACCATAATTAGCACGTCCACCGTAAATCAGGTGCAGTGCCTCACCCCGGCTTATTTTTATGCCGGCTGTAAGATGCAGGTCCTCAATAGTTTTCACTATTGCCGCGTCTTGCTCATCCTTCCCATGACAAAACTTTTGCCGCGCAGCTGATTTTTTCTTCCGTATACGGTTGGCTAGCTCACGTTTTTCACGTCGCGTCAGTGTTTTTGATAAATCGAGCTCCGGTGGAATGCTTTCAATTCCCGTACAGTTATTGACAGAACTCCGAGAGGGCGCGGTCGCGCCCTTAAAATCAACAGCCAAATCAACGGCACGCTTCGGAACAATTTTCCACTGCGTGAGGCGGGTCAGGACAGGGGAGTCAGCGCCGACCGTTGCGTCGTAGACGCCACGAATGCAGACAGTCTCCTCACCGTACTGGTTAAACTCAGCGCGCGGCTCGTAAAGCGTGCGCACCTGCAATTCGTCACGACGCACAAACGCGCCGCCCTGCGCATTGACATAGCCTGCCCAGTCACCGGCGTCAGCGGCATCATGTACCGCTGCAAATTCGACACTCAGACCGTGGGCGGTCTCGGTATCGGCCAGACGGCGTAATTCACGGTATACGGTCACCGGTGCGCCACCGATAAACTGAAACTGACGGATGTGCCAGCGAGCCGCCCAGGCAGAAACTGCGGGAGCCGTCTCTTTCAGCAGCTCACCGCTTTCATCGTCTTTCTCACTGTCGAGAGCGTAACCATCGATATTTTTTGAGATGTATTTAGCAACATAGCCCGTTGCACTTCCCTTCTCCGGGTCGATAGCTTCAGCATGAAAACGCGCCTTTTTCGCCTTGTCACTCCTGAGCTCACTTTCATCTTCCTGCCACGCATAATCACGAATGATCTTACGCACGCGCTCAACATCTTCCGGCAGCATAAACATCAGCATGTGCCAGTGTGGGGTAGCGTCGTGGTGTGGTTCCGCAACGCGGATGCCAAATATGCGGATATCTTCCCGATGGAGTTTGGCGCGGATGCGCGCCCAGAGTGAGGTTAAATAGCCCTGAGTGTCGGAGGGGCTCGCGCCATTCCACTTGTGGTTACGGTAGCCCGCTTTTGTTGTGGCGTGATATTT